TATTGCCTTCCGTTGGTGCGTCGGAATCCGGGAAGTCCCAGACTCCCTGGTGCGCGTCAATGGTGACGATATAGTTTTCAGAGGAACTGAAGAGGTTGCCAGTCGGTGGATGTCAATGGTCTCCAGCTCTGGCTTCAAGTTGAGTCCCGGAAAGACGCTCGTTTATCCGAGCGCCTTTTCGGTGAACTCAACGTTCTTCCGCGCCCATTCGTTTGGGGTTAAGTTGATACCGGTTATCCGTTCGGCCTGTTTACAGCCGTTCGGTGGTGAGTCAACTCCCCATTCGTTGGGTCCCGCAATGCGCTCGTTTGCGCATGGCTTTTCCGGAGGGATGAAGCTGGAGTTGGAGACGTTTTATCTCCGCTGGCGTAGGAGGCAGATTATTGCAACCGGTCGAAGTGTCCTTAGGGACCTTCGCATACCGGTGAGTGGAGAGGCTCTTAAGAGGGCCGGGTTACTTCGCCGTGAGGCTTGGTACCTGGGCACTCCTGCCTGTCCGCTCCCGGTTGATACGAAGCGGTTGGGATTGTCTGCTGTCCCAGAGGGTTGGCGTCGGATCGAGCGGCCTAAGCGTAAGGCCGCTCTCTCCTCAGCCAAGGGTCACGATCGCCTGTTCTGGGAGCTCGTGAAGGAGGGAGCGTGGAATTCCGTTTGTACGAAGCGGAAACTTGCGAGGCAGACTTGGGAGGCCTTAGGCTACGAACCCTTTTGGGTTTCCTGGCGCCGTCAATGGCGTGGCAGGAGCGTTCCTGTCTTCTTGAGACAGTACGCCTGTAGGCTAAGGCTGGACCTCCGTTCGGTCTGGGAATGGAAGACCCCCGGTGGGGTAAGGAAGGTTTGGGTTCCCGTTGAGTGGAAGGAGCCTATCAAGGCCGTCCACTTCGTCAGCGGGACGCCATGGGTCCCCGAGCAGGGGGAGTTGTCGTGATGCCGCAGTAGCTACAAGTTACTGCTTACGCCACGGTGTGGGGAGGAAGCGTGAGTCTTAGATCCTAAGCTCCCGAGCATATGCTCATGTCACGGGCTGTACATGTAAAATATAAGCCCTATCCTTTCGGAACTTCTACTCCGGTTCATGGAACCCGAGGACATGGCAGTGGCACAGGACCTTCAGTGGTCCGTGAATGGTGCGCTCCTGGCCCCTTGGTGGAAATGAATGTAGTTAGTCTATAGAGTGGCCCGGCCGGCGGTCCAGAAATGACTAAGTTGTGAAGAGAGGGTGAACGCTATTGTTCCCGCGTTTGGGTGAGTTCCGCTCACGCTGACCTGCAGCG